TTGGCAATGACAGAGGAGCTAAAAGATTATGATAATCCTATACAGTCTTATCGCAATTTTTATATGCTCGACAAAGCTACGTTCGCGGAGTGGAAACATAGAGAAAAGCCACATTGGTGGGACGAACAACTAGCCGACTATGACAACAGAATAAGTAGGAGTTAAAATGACAGACTGGACAAAAAGATACAATAAACTTATAGATGCTTACAAAGCTCCTTCCCATAAAATTGGTTACACTGAAAATCACCATATAGTACCTAGGTGTTTTGGAGGTTCTGATGAAAGCCATAATTTAGTAAGCCTCCCTCCTCGAGCACATTTTTTAGCACATTATTTTCTAATGAAGTTGTATAAAGGCACTTCAAAGGAGGGCGCAATGGTACTAGCATTTACTATGATGAATGTTGGGCACGGAGATAAGCGAAAGTTAAGTCCTGCAGCAAGCCGGTTATACGACTCAGCAGCAAAACAAAAGAGTAAAACCATGTCTCTTCTACAAACTGGAAAGGGAAATTCTCACTATGGAACAGTCTGGGTATATGACACTAGAGGTTTTACAGACTTTAAATATAGAATTAATGATAGAATAAAGAAAGGAGACAAGCTACCCGAACACTATGCCTTTGGTAGAATAACGCCTGATAGTAAGTGGGAAGGGGCAGGAGTCGGTTTAGAATATTGGAGTTGTCAAAACTGTGGCAATAAGTTTACTCGAAAAACAGGTAAAGTAAAAACCAAACGAACAAAAAAATGCCAAACATGTATACACACTCCTAAGCCTAATAGAATAACAAAATACAGACAAGAGTTTATAGATGCGTATAAAAAATTCGGCTCTCAGAACCAAGCCTGTAAAGCCATAGGAATATCTTACGGCTCTAAAGGGGACATGGCTAAACACGGTAGAAAAGTTTTAGAAGAAGAAGGGTTACTACAACCATTGAAAAGGACAATAACATGACAGTACGACTTATATCATCATCACACGATAATCTGATTGAAGAGATCGCTATGATGGCTAGGGTGTCTAATCCTAGTAACCAAAACAATAGTAAAACTTCTGAGAAGTTAGTAAAGTATCTAATCAAACATAAGCACTGGAGCCCATTTGAAATGGTGTCTCTTACGCTAGAGATTGATACTACTCGTGACATCGCACATCAGATAGTGCGTCACCGTAGCTTTGCTTTTCAAGAGTTTAGCCAACGGTACGCCGACCCTGCGGCGATGGGCTTTCCATTTGAATTACGAGAAACTCGTATGCAAGATGAAAAGAATCGCCAGAACAGTGTAGAAACTGAGGACGAGAACCTGCATCACATGTGGGTACAACAGCAGAAGCGTGTTATTGATGTTGCAGACGGAGTATATAAATGGGCAATTGGAGTAGGTATTGCAAAAGAACAAGCTCGAGCAGTACTTCCCGAAGGTCTCACAAAGAGTAGGCTTTATATGGCGGGGACGCTACGCTCATGGATACATTATGTTGATGTGCGTACAACCCCAGGAACTCAGAAAGAACATCTAGAAATTGCTCGCCAATGTGGGCATATTATCGAGCCTTTCTTTCCGATGATGAAGGAGTTTATACATGACTGATAGATATATTAACGAGGCTCCTAGTGGAGAAATGCCTAAAATGCGTCCAGCCAATGCGCTAGACAAGCAAGAAGGCGGCTCTCACTATGACTTGCCTATACAACCTCTTGAGTATATTCATGCAAACAAGCTAGGGTATATTGAAGGTAATATTATTAAGTATGCAACTCGACATCGAAACAAGAACGGTGTAGAAGATATAAAAAAGATTATACACTATTGCGAATTACTATTGGAGTTAGAATATGCGGAAGAATGTAAAGAAGAAAGATCACGAGAACCTAACAGCGAAGAACATAGAAAAAGTGAAATCTCTTTTAAACCCTGGCTCCATAAGCGATAAACCCATAACTAAAAAAGAGGCGTGCGATATTCTAAATATCTCGTACAACACAACACGCCTACAAAAGATCATTGAAGAGTATGACGAAAGAAAAGAGTATACCAAAAAGCGTAAAGCAGGTCTGCGGGGTCGTCCGGCGAGTGATGGCGAAATCGCTGAAGCGTGCTCGAGTTTCCTCGGAGGAGATACTATTTCAGATATCTCAAAGCGGCTCTTCAGAAGTCCATCCTTTGTACGATCTATTCTCGAAAGAGTTGGCGTCCCGTCAAGACCGAGCAACAAAGAAGAAAGATTAAACACTCACTACTTTCCAGATGAGTGTGTATCTGAAGACTTTAGTCTCGGAGAGATTGCATGGTCAGCACAGTATCATAGTACAGTAATTGTTAAAGGAAGACTGACTCCTGAGTATCTTGCAAGCAAGCCAGGAATGACTTCTGTAAACTACGAGGATAAATACGGATGCCCTTGCTATGCAATTTATGTAGTACAGAAAATAGAGAGCGAAGATACTTATTTTTCCAACGTACAGTCAGGCGGTTTTAGCGCGTATGCTCCGGCATATGAACTAGGCAAGCTGACTCACTTGGAAAAGTATGGGATAAATTTGGAGAGGATATAAAAAATATTTCTTGACATCTTGCTTATATTTTGGCATAATAGTTTTTCAAATATGAGAGGAAGCGAATGGGCGACCGATTTTACATGCAACAACTAGAACGAACAGGTTTTGCACCTGGACTTAAAAACACTAACAAAAGGAAACGAAGAATGGCTTGGGATGACGATAAAAAAGCACAAGCAGTAGCAATGTACGAAGAAGCAGAACCAACTCCAGAGACCAGCATGGAGATTGTAAAAGATATTGCAGAAGAATTAGACGAGTCACCTAACGGTGTTCGTATGATCTTAACAAAAGCTGGCGTTTATGTTAAGAAGACACCCGCTGCTAAGTCTAGTGGTGGTGCAACCGCAGGTGGAGGAACCACAAGAGTTTCTAAAGCTGCTGCTCAAGAAGCTCTTATTGCTGCTTTGGGCGATGCAGGTCAGTCTGTTGACGAAGAGATTATCTCTAAGTTGACTGGTAAAGCCGCACAATACTTTACTTCAATTATTACAACAATAAACGAAGCGTAAAACTTTACCCTGCTAGATTCGTCTAGCGGGGTATTTTTGTATCTGTAGAAATCACCTTGACGTAAGTAGGTTCACAATAAAGATTGCTGAAATACTACCAAGGAGCTATAGTGAAAAAGCAAGAACTAGCACAATTAGTGCACAACTATGGAGACGCTGTAATTACTTACCGCAGTGAACATTCCAAAAAACTAAAGTACAATGTTTGTACGTTAGACTTCTCTACTCCCTATATTCAAAAGAAGAAGAATAGGGCGAAAGAAACAGAGGATACACTTCTTTTCTTTTGTTGGGATACTGACTCATATCGTTTACTCAGACCCGCAAATGTGTCTAGTGTAGTACCTCTATCTTCTATTTTAAAAAATGAGAGGGTATAATGGAACTTCATCAAGCGCCCGAAGCTTACTCTCGTGTTATTCACTATGATCAAGTAAAAGAAATCCAGGTAAGACTTACTATTAACACCTTCAGGGGTGTTGAGTATATACATCTTAGAAAGTATTACATGGACTTTACTGAAGAATGGAAACCTACACCGGAAGGAGTAGCAATGCCTCTAGACCTTAGTAACTCAAAAGAGTTGTTTATAGGTTTAACAGAGATACTTTCCTTAGCAGAGTCTAAGGAGTTAATAAAAGAACATTTTTCAGATTTAATAGAGGATCTGTATAAATAGTTCTTGACAATCTTCCTAAAGTTCCGTATAATATCTTTTCAAATTTAGGAAAAGTATATGCAAGAGTTTTTAGACAAGATGAGCGAGTTGTACTATGAAGGCACACCTGCCATCTCTGATGCAGAGTTTGACCTCCTAGCGGAGAAACACAACTACAACCAAGTGGGTTACATTGTTACGGACGCGATTTCGCACGTGTACCAGATGTACTCCTTGCAAAAGTGTTTTGATATTACTAAAGCTCCTCTTGACGTAAACTCTTGTGTAGTTACTCCTAAATTAGATGGAGCAGCCGTCTCTTTGCTATATGTAGATGGCAACCTTGAACTCGCCCTCACTCGTGGGGATGGTATTCAAGGTAGAGACATAACTGATAAAATGCGTATGCTAGTCCCTACGGAGATTAGACGTACTGACTTGATTCAGATAACAGGGGAAGTTGTTGCCCCTAGCAGTATACCAAATGCGCGTAACTATGCCGCAGGCTCACTAGGTCTTAAAAGCCTAGACGAGTTTGCTACTCGCCCCTTACGGTTTGTAGCCTATGATGCGAGTCCTCGGCAAGCCTCTTCTTACGAAGGGACTATGACTATCATGAAAATGATGGGTCTACGAGTAGTTACAGAATTCGATTGTTCCGACTATCCAACGGATGGGTTGGTCTACAGGTTGCAAGACTCAGTTGAATTTGAACGCTTGGGGTATACATCTAAACACCCCCGAGGTGCCTTTGCTCTGAAAGAACAGGCAGAGGGGGTGAAGACAACCCTTATTGA